GTCTCAACGAAAAGCAAAACGTCTGTTTCGGAAACTAGCAACGCAGTAACTTTTAAAGAGTCTGCTGTTGAGAGAATGAGTGCTCAAGAGTATGAAAAGAAATCAGAACAAATAATGGAAGCTATTAGGTCAGGCAATTTTGTATATGATATATCAGGAAATGCAAGATAATAGTTGACAAGTAATTTATTATAGGTATAACTATAATAACTAAAAGTGTAACATAACCTTAAGTTGGCAAACTAAATACTTATGTTACACACCCCACTTTACTAGACTACCCAATTATGTGAGCCTACAAAGGAATAGCTATCCCACGTACAACCTCAACCATGAATGGTCCTTATAAAGTAAATGACTAAAAGGTAGTACACCTTTTGGTGTACATTAGATAAATGTTTAAGGAGATTAAAATGGCATTTACATCAGCAGGTGGTTATGGTAACCTTCCTAATGGTAATTTTAGTCCTATTATTTACAGCAAACAGGTTCAACTTGCATTTCGCAAAGGGTCTGTAGTCGATGCAATCACTAATAGTGATTACTTCGGTGAGATTGCAAATATGGGCGATTCCGTTAAGGTTATCAAAGAACCAGAAATAACAGTCAAGGAATATTCTAGAGGAACTACAATAACTCCTCAAGACCTTGATGATGAAGAATTTTCACTTACTATTGACAAAGCTAACTACTTTGCCTTTAAAGTGGATGATATTGAAGAAGCTCATTCTCATATTAACTTTCAACAGTTAGCATCAGATAGAGCAGCTTATAGACTAGCCGACCAATTTGACCAAGACGTACTTGGTTATATGTCAGGTTACAAGCAAAGTGCATTGCATAGTGCAGCCGATACAGCTAATACTACCACTAACGGTAGTGTTGCAGTTTCAACTGCTGGTACTGATGAACTACTAAGTTCCATGCAACTAGATGCTGCTACCTTTGCTGGTACAGCAGCCGATGCTATTGCTATTCAGCCAAGAATGCCGGGTGCAACTGATGCAACTCCTGCCGCAGGTGATACATTCCCATTAACTCTAATAGCTAGAATGTCTAGACTAATGGACCAACAGAATGTTGACACTAATGGTAGATGGTTGGTATTAGACCCTGTATTTATTGAAGTACTAAAAGACGAAGACTCAAGACTATTCCAATCCGATTGGGGTGGGTCTGGACTTCAGAATGGTTTAGTAATGAATAACTTGCATGGGTTTAAGATATATCAGTCCAATAATCTTCCAAGTGTAGGAACAGGACCTGCAACAACAGGTACTAATAGTTCTACAAACTTTGGTGTTATTGTAGCTGGTCACTCATCTTCAGTAGCTACTGCCGAGCAAATCAACAAGACAGAGACTTATAGAGACCCTGATTCTTTTGCTGATATTGTTCGTGGTATGCATTTGTATGGCAGAAAGATTCTTCGACCTGAAGCAATCTGTACTGCAATATACCACTTAGCATAGGGAGATTGATTAATGGCAACCGTAAACTTAACTATAGCCGCTAGAGGAAATCACCCTAGAGGTAGAAAACCATACATGATTCAGAATACTATTGATTTAGCTGTCGCTACTTCATCTAAGGGTACTGCCCTAGCTGCTAGTGACGTATATCAATGTCTGAATATTCCTGCTGAATCTGTGATTCTTCACGCAGGCATGGAAGTGACTACTGCATTAACAGGTACATCAACTGACACTGCTTTTGACTTAGGTATCACAGGTGGTGATGTTGACAACTTTGTTGATGGTTTTGATGTTGATGGTGCTTCAGCAGGTGCTTATGCTCCTACTGCAGCAGCTTATGCTCCTGTAATTGTTGGAGCAGCAGATACTCTAGATATACTTGTTCAAGCTCAAACTGGAACTACATTAACTGGAAAGATAAGAGTGTTCGCAACTCTTATGGACATCAGTGATGCAGGTGACATGGCGGCTAATGAAGTTGACAGAGACACTTTAGCTTAAATCATATATAAGGGAGCAGGGCAACTTGCTCTCTTATCTTTATAGGGATTATTATGGCAGAAACTTATCTAAC